TGATGAATTATATGGTAGATCTCTAATAATTCATGCAGACGAGGACGATCTAGGAAAAGGCGGCCATGAAGATTCAAAAACAACTGGACACAGTGGAGCGCGAATCGGTTGTGCGATTATTGGACGTATTGAATCTGCTACCGCAAAAATAATCAAAGGTGGGTCGTGTAGGAGTTGTACAGTCATACAGCAGCCTATGGGATATAAACCTATGTTTGGCGGAGCATGTCCGTGTATGCTTCAGCAGCAGGGAGGTTTCATTCCTTCAGTCATGGGTGCATTCACACAGAATGCTGCGATGTTAACACCTCTTGCGTTTGCTGCTGGATACCGTCTTGTAGAAAATAGTAAGAAAAACCATAGTCGAAAAGCCAATGTGCGTAAAAACCGCGGAAAAACGAGGTCTAAAGCAAACCTCCGACGAAGAAGATAATACGCGTGTAATGTCTGTAACTGCTACAACAAACGCAAACGGTAATCTTTTTGAGATCAAGACTATTCAGGCCGCCGCGTTTCGCACTCTTATTGAAGCACTGAAGGAGATCCTTACAGAGGCGAATCTGGAGTTTGACAATACCGGAATTAAGGTGATTTCCATGGACGAGACGCACACTGTTCTCGTCTATCTTCGTCTACACTCAGACCGCTTCAATGAGTACTTCTGCCCTAAGAAGCATGTTCTAGGAATTAACATGATCTATCTTTTCAAGCTCATTAAGACGATCGGTAACAATGATATTCTAACTCTCTATCTGCCGGCGAACAATCCGAACAAACTCGGTATTAAGATTGAGAATGCTGACAAGGCCACCACCACGAATTATTCACTCAAGATCTTTGACACAAATATTGAGGAGATCCAGATCCCTGGTCTCAACTTTACCTCAATTATTGGCCTCCCCTCCAGCGATTTCCAGAAGATCTGTCGTGATATGAATGGTCTTGGCGACGGCGAGAAGGTTGAGATCACCAGCAGCGGTTCTGAACTCATCTTCAAGTGTATTGGCGACTTTGCGGAGCAAGAGACTATTATAAGTGAAAATCAGTCAAATATGAAGGTTACACGTAATTCAAAGTCTAATGAGATTGTTCAAGGAATGTTCCTCTTGAAGCATCTTGTACTTTTCACAAAGTGTACAAATCTCTGCCCATCGATTGAGATGTATCTGAAGAATGATTATCCTCTTATTATTCGCTACACTGTAGCAAATTTAGGTGAGGTGAAATTAGTGTTAGCCCCCCTTCGTGAAAATAAGTCATAATTAGGACACACACACCTCACAGAGTTTTTAAGAGTCAATCTGCTTACGTGGCTGAGCACTTCGGTTCCAATCCAAGGCCCACTAACACCGCCGTCGGAACACCGAATACCCAATGCGCAACTTCACCTGCTACAAACCACCCTATAAGGGAATATAAGAGGGATACATCCCAAACATAAGATGTTATAACTGCTACAACAATTGTTGCGATTACATCACCAACTGCAATATTTCCTATGCGCCAACTGTGGAATCCTTTTCCAGGTTCACCAAGGACATTCGCATATGGACAAGACATTTCTATTATATTTGATATATTAGAAATAGCTTATAATTTAAAAATTATTAATACGCAGTTTTTGAATTCTAGAGGAGTTTATTAGTAATACAATGGATCTGGTTTATAAATTTTTTTAGGTTCTGGCAATACTAGAAGTGTATAACCATTAATAAATTTTGATCTATTATATTCGTAATTATCACTATAATCTAGTTCTAATAATTCAATTCTACCTTTATTTTTACGACCAATTATAGAATATCCATGTCCAATACCAATTCCATAATATACGAGATCTTTACCTATATATTTTTGTAATACATCAAAAACTTTTTGCTTTCCTTCAGTAAATGCCGACATCTTGATTTCTATAAAATATATAAAATATCTTTTTAAACAAGCCCTTCATTTTGTAGAGTTGTATATGAAAGTTTATTAATCCATTCTGCTAAAGCATGATTACCAAGATCTTTCGCAACTGCTTCAAATTCTCCTAGACGATTTCCTCTCTCTTCACGCAAAGCAAAGAGTTTCTTTTTGAGTTCATTTGTGAGATTTCCTTTAATAAATTGCTGATATAGTTCTGGTCCGAGTTTTAGTTTTACATATTCCTCTGGTGTTGAAGCTCCGCCATGATCTCTACTATAAGCAGCTCGAATTTCTGCTATGGTTAGTGGTGGTCTAACTTCATATTTATTTCTATAACACCACCAGTTATTCATAAATACTACAGCCCATACAATAACAGCAATAATAGGAATTCCTAAGCCCAATCCTAGTCCTAGACCTAGTGCTAAAGGATCTGCTGAAGAAATATGATTAAAGGCAGCATCACAAATTACAAAGATAGTTCCATTAAACTCTCCATATCCTATACCAGTTCCAGAGGGACAAGGATTTGATAAAGAAGAAGAATGAGTAGCAACAATAACAACCATTTTAATAACACTGCCAAAAATTGAGGATACATTTCTGATCAATTTTTGGCATAATGGAATCTACAATACTCATATTTGTATTAATTGGATATGATATTTATAAACCAAATCCTACTTTAGAAATTATTATAGCTTCTTTGGGAATATCAAAATTACTTACTATTGTAATAGAATATTTCTATAAATTATATCAAGAACGCAGACAACAAATGGTGGATGGAACATATAATGATATTTAAGAAAATTCAACTTGAAATTTTCTAAATATTTCTAAATCAGTTCTTCTCCAACGAATACCTCTACTTCTGGGATTTAATGGATTTTTCCATTGGGTTCCAACATTTTGTATATTTGGATGTTTCATTGCTAAAGTTCTAAGAGCAAGTAATCTTTCTTCTTTCTTCATATATTTTTTAACAATTTAAACTTTATATAGTATATTTTATAGAAATGCCAACAATTCTAGGAAAAAATTTTAATAAATCAATAAAAGTTCATTGGTCTAAAAGAATTTAGACTATTTTGATATTTGTGTGGAAGTCCGTTTTAGACGCATGAAAAATCTAAAAAATAATACTTATAAGCCCCCTTTTATTGCTGCAGTTATCCAAGTAATTTGTGGAACAACACATGATGCATCAGGTCTTTCATCAAATGTTATATCATCGTCATATATAGCATATTCACGATGCTCACTTTTATCAGAAATTTGAACATTTGGTATTGTAAAAATCTCATCACGTAGAGAATTCCAGTACTTTGAATAGGTGTCATTACCAATTTTAAATCCTCTCGCATTTAAAAATCCTTTTGTTCCATTAAATGAAATATGTGGTTCAAACACTTTGTCAATAACATGTTTCTCAACAATTTCTTTCACTGTATTTATTTTATCCATTTCTACCGTTGATGTAATTGTAACAGGATGTGTAATATTAATTCTTAAATGTGTTTCAAAATATTTGTTTTCTAAACTTGAACCAATATTTTTTTTCGTAATGATGTTTGAATTTTTCAAAGGTACAAGTTCGTTACTAGCCATTGCCTCGACACGTGTTCTCGCAATATGGAACCCCTTTTCTTCAAAAAAGTGCTTAGTTTTAATTGCATTCTGAATAGCAAGATCTGCTGATCTAAACACATTATAACGAGCAGTTTGGAATTGGATTTGCGGATATTCAAGATTATCACCTGCACCTTGTTCAAAAATACAGAGTGGTCTAAGTTGTGTTTCAAATTCTTGACATGCCTGTGCGAATAACTCCCACTTTGTATGTAAGTTAGATAATATAGACTCATTTGAAGTAGTCATATCAACATCATCAAAAGAAATTGTTATATGTGTTTCAAATAGACCCTTAAAAAATGGTGCTAAAAGTGCTTGAATTTGAGAATATGGTAAATTTCGAACATCAACTTTATACGATTCATCTTTCAAATGTAAAATGGATTTATTATAACCATTTGGTACAAGGAGTGAGTCCCAACCATATTTATCTTCATTGTTGTTTGCTGGAGAATTAATTGTACATTTGAGTTCACCATCAAATATTTTTATATTTTTAGATGAAGATTCATCTTTATAGATTAGGCCACAATAGCACCTTATAGTAGCAGGTTTACCTTCATATCGTGTAGAAATATCTCTAAGAAATATATCATTTGTAAATTTTGATCCAGTTATTTTTTCACCAGTCTCCGTTAATTCAAGTTCACATTCTTCCAATAATATTGTATGTTTATAATATGAGAAATATCTCTCCAGTTTCCCTTTAAGGGTTTCTTTGATATTATCAGTATTAAATGAATCAATGATATCTATTTTCTTTACTTTGGTAATATTTTTAGTAATAAGTTTCTTTGCTCTTAAAATTTTATGATCAAATTGTGTTGGAAAATATATATCTAGATTTGTAGGATTTGAAATACTATCAAAAAACTCTCTATAATTCTCAGTATACTGTAAAAATGATTTTATTAGATCAAGAATACCACCACCCTTTTTTTTACGACATGTTTGATTTCTAATTTTCCTATGTTTTAAAGTTAAATTGGTCGTTACCATATTCTATATTATATATTAATATAATAAATCAATTTTTTTTAACCAAATACATATAGCAATTCTATGAGTTTCTAGTGGACTGAGTTTTCTATTTCATGCTCTTTATATGACAACATACTGAGCAATCCTTGAGTACGACTACGTCTTCATTACCGATCATGTGAAATTTAATAGCTTGGTACGTAAGTTCGTCCTTGAGACCGTCAATGCCGCTGTCGGTGTAAACTTGTTCCCACCAATCTTCAATCGCTGTAATCTTAAATGCTGAGAAATCGAAGTGATATGCGAGTTCTAGAAGATAATGTGAAAGGTTTTTAAATTCTCTACGCTTAATGATATACTCAAGTTCATTTTCTTCTGCTGCTAACTCACTATAACGTTTCTTAGAATCAGAATCTTCCATTATAACTATGTAATAAAAATAAAAAGTGCTTTTTAAAATCAATTTTTAAATAATATAAAGAAAATTTACAATAAAAATATATATGTTATCTGAAGATGAATATATATTAATTGGCTTATTTATGATTCCAGTAGTAATTCTTATTTGTATATGTGTTAATAGTATTCGTAGAGTATATAATTTAGAAGAACGAGAATTAGAAGCACTTATTATACAACCTTAGGCCAAATACATATAACAATAACTTTCATTTCTATGTGTTTCAGAGGGGCTAAACCCATAACCTATATCTATTAGATGATTTTTTAGTCTTTGAGGCATATCACAAACATAAATAGATTTTTTACCACAATATTGATAATCAGTAGATTTACCTTCTAGAACTTTGATAAGTTCATTACAAGCATCTTGCATCTGCTTGATTTCTTCAGGTTTGAATAGATTGGAGTAAGTAAATGCTTTGGCTACTGCGTTTTCTGCTGTTGGAAGTAGTGGAAAAGGTGGAAGAGGAAGTGGGCGAGTATGAGGAGCAGGACCAGTAGGCAGAGGAGGAGGTGTTGGTAACGGAGGAAAGATTCGTTCTTCATATTTCACCATTGCTTGAGCATATACTTTAATAGAGCCAAATTTGTCCGCAATTATAATAATAGGACTTTCATAAAGTTTCCAACCTATTTTTAGATAGTTATTTACAGAAGAATTCAAACAAGTTTCATTATGTTCTTTAATAAGTTTATACTCAATAACTTTAGGAGAAGACATTTTTTAACAGATTTCTACCTTACCCTTGTAAGGGAATATAATCTTTCAATTTTTACAAAAAAAATACAATTTATTAGAAATGACTCCTAAATACATTTTTTCATTATGGGATGGTCCCACATTGAAATATGTATTTGATACACTTGAAGATGCTATGGAAACAAATAAGCTTTATAATTTATCACTCCGCCGCATACGCATCTTAGAAGACAATTCCGTAACGATTATGAATTTATAAGAGGGCTTATTACATACGCTTCTCCACAAAAGGAGTATAAATAATAGACCCCTGTTTAAGGATCGCATCAAGAATCGTCAACTCCGATGGATTATTATATTTTGTAGAATTCTTGTTCCAGATTTTAATTACAAAGAACCCCTTCTTAGGGGACATTGCAACTCCATGAACAGTATTCTGTACATCTGTAGTCGCCTCTCCAAGAATAGACGCTACACAATATTTAATAAAAAGATCAATCATCTGAGTACCGTTTACTCGCATAGAGTAATTTCCTCCGCGAATATTGGCAGAATTTTCCCAGAGTGGAGGGATCGGATCCATCATAAAGAAAAACATGCCACGAGACCAAGTGTCATAATCAATAGCACCTGTCAGTTCAAAAAACTGTCGCCAAGTACCAACTGTTGAGACTTTGCGAAAGGTATCAAGTGTCCACTTCTTATTTTCAGTGTCGTGATGATAAAGGGTCCACTTTCGGCCATTAGGGAATGGTGAATCTAATGTGATATTCTCGGCATTTACTTGCCATGTCAGCGGCTTACAGCCGCTTGACTCTTGATTTTCAGTCATCGCCTTTCCCCCTATAATCAATAGAATTGAAAACTTTAGACGCCTTTTGAACGCTTATGTGCGAAGCGTTGTAGTTTTGATACCCAGGCTCCGCAGCCATTGTTCATCCTGTAAGGGATTTGGTATAGGAGAGAAGTTGAATGAATGTGTATCAGCCTCACTACAAATGACTACAAGTTGTGTATGGGCGCGACGGAGTAGATACTGTTGATTGAAACACCAAAGAGAGAGAAGTACATCAGGTGTTGGAGGCAGAGTTCCCTTATAGCGAATGGCTGAGACAAAATCCGTTATATCAGCAACCTTTTTACCATCGCAAATAATATCTGCTGAAAGCCATGGGATACGTTTACAATCCGCGGCGACACTATTACAATCCGTGATAGACTCTGTGAAAATTCTCGTATCAGACATATAGTACCAACGAGGCTTCTCTGCGACTCCATCACATGAATCATAGCAACCAATAGTACTGCCTAAATTAACAGGAATTGGTATACCATCATAGAAACAGAGTATACCTGAGCCTCTGAAACTGGAACGAACCGCGTCTACAGTCTTCTTCGCTTGTTCAATGTATGGCTCAGTAGCATTTGTAATGCGATTGTAATAATATGCCACTAGTATGCCAAGTGTAGCAGGTGAAAAAAATGCTGAAATATAATTAAGACCATAGTCAATACTTTCGTCAATTGGCATTTCTATTTTGGTGTATCGTATTGTGTTTAGACCTTTCGCACCATTTTTCCGCCTACGTAGCGGAAACTAGTTTCCTCGCCAGCCTCCGTATATACATTGTCCTCAGAGTCCTTGAGATACGTCTTTCCCTTATAAGGGAATGGTGTAAGAGTTTCTGATTCGGATGAAAGTTCTAGTTCGAATTCGCCGGTTTCTGGGTCATACTTGCCTACAGGTTCGCCGACCTCGCCTTCGTCATTGGGAAGATAGACATTACCCTCGGAATCATAGTAGTAAGTGATGTCGTCAACCTCCAGGGGCTGGAGGGCGTCTTCCTCTTGGTCTTCCTCTTCCTCCTGGTCTTCTTCCTCGTGAGCCTCTTCCTCTTGGGCCTCTTCCTCGTCAGCAGCCTCACCTTCATCAACATCCTCTACAGTTTCATCATCAACAACCTCACCTGTATCAACAGCGCTATCGACAAGATCATCCTCTACAACCTTGTTCTCCTCTACAACCTCCTCTTCCTCTTCCTCTTCCTCTTCCTCTTCCTCTTCCTCTTCCTCTTCCTCTTCCTCTTCTGTATTATAATCAACCTCCGCTGGAGTAGACTCTTCAACAACTTGACCTAGTTCAACCTCTGTATGGTATACTTCTGGAATTGTAGTTGGTATAGATGGCCGCTGTAGCATCTGTAGCATGTCAATACGATTACTCAAGCCTTTGATAGCAAGCTCAATATATTGTTGCCGCGCATCAGCGTTGTATGTGGCAGCATTATTGTTCTTAATAACTGTATTTACAATTTCAGTAAGTAGACGCTGGCTTCCCTCCTGGAAGGATCGGTCCAACTCATCGTGAAGGCTCTTACGGAATTCTAGAAGGATATTCGTAATAGACGTCATCATTTTTACCTGGACATAATTCTTGGATTTCAAAATCGTCAATTTTTTACCTCTGGTAAAAAATGAATCCGCAGACTCCGTTTGCTAGACAATTTTTTGAGGCGAGATACTCGCTTCAAAAAATGAATCAATGCGAAGCACTAGACAATTTTTTACCTCTGGTGGTCTGTGACTATCGTCACTTGAAAAATGAATCCGCAGACTCCGTTTGCTAGACAATTTTTTGAGGCGAGATACTCGCTTCAAAAAATGAATCAGTGCGAAGCACTAGACAGTCGCTGCGCCTCCTCCCCCAATAGGATTTAGTACCCACGCATAAAATGGGTAATAGAAACCACTGAACATGAATGCTATAAATGAATTAAAGAAAGCTGCTCCAGTAGTATTTCCCACATATATGTTATAGTTCCATGATAGTTTTGCTGCTCCATAAGCATAAAGAAATCCACATAATATGTATAAAATTATAAGAAATGCTGCAGCAGCTGGTGTAGAGGATGCCGCATTCGTAATAGATGTTGTTGCTCCTGATGTCGTTGTCGTTGTAAATCCATCAGCCCCCTTCTTGTTGAAAATAGCCGTCGAAGGAATAATACTATTTAAGAAGAGTGGCACAAATAACATTCTAATATGTCTTGATAGAAATATTGAGAACGGAGTCAAGTGTACTTTCGCGGTCCTTGAGTGGTTTACTCCGCCTCAACTTGAGCCCCTCCTCAACGCGCGCATAAGCCCCCCCTCCAACAGTGGTATTCTTAATACTTGTCTCATAGAAATCAATTGGCTTCGTGTCCATACTTGCCAGAATGGAAACCATCGGTGGGATTGTGATATCCACTCGGAGTCGCCGCTCATCAATAATATTTCGGAACTCATTAATACTAAATGTTCCTCCAAAAGTGGTAAGTGTCTCGCGAGCAGGCGCAGGATATACTCTTCCAGCTGTACCATACAAGCGGTTCATTAGCGCAATACGCTCCCAACGAATATGAGTATCCATAACCTGAGTTAGCAAATAGGATAGACTACACGAAGGAGAACAGAAATTGCCATATACCTTCCACACTGTATCTTCACATGCCTGTGGAATTACACAAGGTCTGCCCTCAAAGGCGTGACAGCACCAAAAGCAGAATACATCACTCCTTTCAGGGAGAGTATGGGACACTTGTGAAGAAGAAAATGATACAAGTAGATTTTGAGGTGCGTAATCCTTACGCTTTACCTCAGTCAAAGCAGCCACAGGAGCACTCGCCACAGTGGCAGGAGTAGTTGCAACCACGGAAGTGGCTCCAGGAGCAGCCAAAGGCTCTGCACTACTTACAAATACATCTTCATTTAGCGAATCATAGGGCTCAGGCTCTTTCAGTAGATCACTCATATCTGGGTTATAATGAAATGGTTGGTCATAGAAAACAACATCTGAACTCTTGATATCTAGATGCGCAATGAGAGGAGCCTTTGTAAATGTATCAAATGAACCCTGAATACCATTCTTGGTAACAACTGCGATAGTTGGCTGTGTGGATTTCTTCTTAGAAGCAGGTTTACTCTTTGTTACAGTTGCTGTCGCCACATCAACAGACACGTTTTCATCTATCTGTAAAGTTTCTGCTCTAACATGTACATCAACATCTGTGACAGTCGCAGCAGCCGCCACTGCGGCCGCAATCTCTTGCTTTGTGCGTCGCTTTCGTTTCACAATAGGCGCAGCAGTCACTTCCATCCTTCTAGTCCCCACACGTGTTCTATGCTTTAGGTTACTTCATCAATAAGAGTATAAACAGCCTTTAATATTATTGTCCAGCAGTAATGACCTCAAAAACACTTGATAAAGCCACAAAAGCGATAGACGAAGTAAGAGAATCCCTTATAAGGGCATTCGTGAAAAATCCACAAAATATTCAACATTTACTTTTAATTGGTCCGCCTGGATGTGGCAAAACAACAACTGCGCGAAAAATCATAGATGCCTTCTATGAGGGAAATGTACCACCTGGTTCTGCTTTATTCTTGAATGCGTCGGATGAGCGTGGTCTTGATTCCATTCGCGCAAAGATTTATCCGTTTCTTCAATGTAGGCCAATCCTTCCATCTACAAACAAGAACCCTCCTCCAAGATTTATTATTCTAGATGAAGCAGAGACCCTTACAGAGTCTGCGCAACTTGCGCTCAGACCGGTATTCCAAACTCCTGCGCACGAAATTTGTCTTATTTTCATTGTGAACTGTATTAGCGGAATTCATCCAAGTCTGAGGCACAGGTTCTTTCGCCTTCAGTTTATGCCGCCTTCTGTGAAAACCTTGGAGCAGCGAATTACTTCCATTGCGAATAAGGATCTGAAAAGTCCGAAAATTCTAGATGCGTTTCGTTGGCGAGGTGATCTGCGCCATTTTCTTCTTCAACCTAAGGATTCAGATGTCCTGACAGATCAGACATATCAATGGCTAAATGAGCCCCATCAATCTATACAATTTAGAAATTCTAATCTTGATACAGCAGAAGATATTATTAGTTTTGGATACTTGCTAAAGATCCTAGATGTAACAACAATAAAAGAGATCTTGAATATTACTGACCCATCCCTTGTAAGGGTAAGTTCACCGGAAGATTTGCGCACAAGATTTGAAAAAATCGTAATAAGCTACCGAAAAAAATTGGAGAGTCTGACCCCCTTCTAAAGTAGTCCATAGTTCTCACAGAAATAAAATGATGTCCCTAGACGCTTTGGAGCCAACTGCGCTTCGTATTTCCACAATGGTTGCTACAGCGAATACTTCAACCCCAATTGATCTTATTTCCCTATTTGACCAGATCCATACAAAGTTGGTTCCACTTGGATATCCTGGTGAAGGAATTCTAAAGATGGAGCACCGAATGAAGGTTGTTGGAATCGCAAGCCGCGATGCGTTTACAAACAGGAAAGTCAGCAACAAGACATTCTTTAATCAATCAACAATTATTATGCGCCGCAAGATTCCCAAGCAGCCTACGCAACCTGATCGAGGCTTCAAGGAGGTGAACATCAAAATGTTCGCAAATGGAGGTGTCCAGATGACTGGTATTCCTTCAGTAGAGTTCGCAACTGCCGCACTCCAAGAGCTTATTGACACAATTGGCACTCTTCCAAAAAATCCTTTCGCAAATCCTGATGCCGCCGCTATCAGTAAGTTTAATGTACAACTTGTAAACAGCGACTATACAATTAAGTACCCTGTTAAGCGTGATGATCTACACACTCTCTTGACGCGAAACTATGGTCTCTTTAGTACAAATGAATCAACCATCTATCAGGGAGTAAATACAAAGTATTATTATAATAAGGCACATTCTCACAAGGAACCAAAGGGGGTATGTCATTGTAAAGACATCATTTGTACAGGTCAAGGTAACGGAGAAGGCGAGGGGCAGTGTAAGCGTGTGACCCTAAGTGTATTCCAGACAGGAAAGATTATCATTACAGGTGCAAGGAATATGGACCAGATTATGGAAGTATACCATTACTTCAATCAGATCCTAACTAAACATGCGCCTGAGATTCTTCGGATTCCTGTGACTGCGGCTGGCTCAATCGCTATAACTGCGTAAAAACTTAAAAACCAGTTCTCCGAACAAGAATAGTAATTATGTCCACTGCTCCTCAAACCGCATCGGCATATGCCCCAGTACCGAGCCAAGCCCCAGCACCAGATGTTCTACCAAGCGCCCAGGCACTTCTACAGGCCGCGAAACTGGCGATTGCACAGGATAAGCCTATCCAGATGGACTACTATGTTGAGACCACAAATGGCAAGGCCTTCATGGGCGAGGAGAAGGAGACGAAGGATAAGATGCTCGTGAAGAGCGCTGTTGAGTATACGAGCCAGATTGAGAAGGTGTATAAGGTAGCCGATGATTTTTTAATTATAACTGCGAACTCTATTTACATTGTGAGCAGCAAGATTCAGAAGCGACTGATTGAGTCGTCATCTCTGCGTTCGGATGATGATGCCCAGGATTAAGTCGCAGCAACAGTCGCAACAACAACATACAAAAATTGAATCCACACACACACACACGCACACTCTGTAAGGGCCTTACAGGGATGTTTATCAAGGATGTCTCCAAGCGCACAGAAGCGCAAATTCGTAATGAAGTAGAACTACAGAAGCGAGCCGCTAGAAAGGGATTCGCTCCTAGAGTTATTAGTACGGACTATAAGAATATTATTAAAATGGATAAGATTGATTCGCTATGTATTGCGGATCAATATGGTGCCAAATTTAATGACACCCCTAAAGATATTCGTAACCAGATTTATGAAATTGTAAAACGTCTGTACTATGATTGTGATATTGAGTATATTGATGTAACTCCTTATAACTTCATTGAGGATACTACAGGACGTGTATGGGTTATTGACTTTGGCGATGCGCTTCCTGTAAAGCGTAACTGGTTCCTAGAAGATTTGCTTCAGAATGGTCTCCTTACAAAGTGGAATCCTGATTTTGAGTAGGCGTCTATTTATCTTCAATAAACATTTTACATAATTCATAATCATTTGAATGATCCTTCATACACTGTGTATAGCAATCAGGTGTAGAACTCTGAACTTTTTTAATTGTAGGAGGGGCTTCAGGTGTAGAGCGCTGTCCAAAAATACTTCCAATAACAGCATGAGCTGCAGCAGATCCGGCGCCGAATGCGAATCCTTCTTTTAGAGTTTGTCCTAGTGTTGGAATTTGAGCAATAGGCTGTGGTCGCTGTGCTACAGGAGCATGTGTTACACGAGTAGGTTGTGATCTAGAGCGTGATGAAGACGAAGACCGTGGCATCTAAAAATTGATATGACTTATTTTTTAAACACAAATCGCAAAAATGGCCTCTCAACCGGTCCTCTTAGACGACAATGAATCAATCCAAATTCCACAACCTATCCTGTTAGGGATCCTCGGAAGTCGCGCAGACATTACATATGATATTCTCCATGAAAAGATCCTCAATCTAGTTCTTGGCTCTCTGGGCCGAATGCCAGACCGTGTAATTCTTCCATCAGAATCTACTTCATCTGCGCTCATATATTCCTGGGCTGAAAGGCACAAACTATCGTTTGTAGCATATGATACAGACTGGAACCGTCTTGGACGCAGAGCACGTGCTGTGAGGGATACACGAATCTGTCAAGAAGCGACACATCTTATTGTCTTTCTGGGGAAACGATCTGACTTTTACTCACAACAGGCTGAAAAAATCGCTCGAAAAGGGAAAACTGTATTTACCGTTTCGAATAATTTTGAACTAGAACAACTTATTATTGAAGAGAATAAACCTTCAATATCTGTAAGGGAACACTCTAACGGCGTCTCTTCAAAGGGGCGCGCTTCTTCATGTCAGCAAAAGCCTCCTTCACCCCCTCTTCCTCTTCGGAAGTCTCCGTGGCATCCACAAAGAAGCCCTCCTTCGTCTTCACAACCTGAAGAAGTGAACGAGAGCAAATGAGGTAGAAGAAAAGCATCTGCGTGGCTACAATAACAACGCCAAGTGCTACACCAAGAGAATTTGGTACTGAAAGAGCCTTAGAGAGTTTGGGGCTCAGTGCAATACCGACAAAACCGAGGACAGAAAGAGCAAGAATTACAGCATATAGTACAAAGAAGAAGTAGAAAAAGTTACATATCGTCGCACTAGGAATTGCTTTCATCCAATTAGCCTCCATTTTTCTCTACCGTGAGTCTATAATTTTTTCCGCACTCAAGATAGAAAGAAATGCTCGCGTATTCTCGTAAGAACCGTCGGAATCGTCGCCAGTCGCGAAAGAATCGTCGCGCAACTAGACACAGACGTAACAACCGCCGTAACATGAATGGCGGTTCATACACTGTACGTGATATATCACCTCTTGATCTTAATGATACGTCAGCGATGAGCCCTCAGAAACTGAGTGTTGCTCAGGGTCAGCAGTTTGCGGACCTCACAAAGAACATGCACGGCGGCATGGGTACTTACCCAAACACTGTAACTGACAGTGTTCTCCCCCAGAACCTCCACGCCTCTGCACGTCTTGTAGCCCTTGACCGTTCTTACAACGAAATCGTAGGACTGAAGGACCAGGCTGGTGGCCGCAAGTCGAGACACAAGGGACGTAAGGGTCGCAAGGCTTCTCGCAAGAATCGTCGTAGCACCAGACGTGGCCGAAATCACCGCGGAGGAAGCGCCCCCCTAGGCTACATGACAGTTGATGCCCCTGGCATGCTGCTAGATGCCCAGCAGACTGCTCGCGCTGGCCTGAACCCCGAGTGGAAACTCGCAGAGAATGTCAACGCGTTCGCACCGACGAAGTAAGGTGCTTGCCGATAAAAGAGGTTCGCACCGACGAAGTAAGGTGCTTGCCGATAAAAGAGGTTCGCACCGACGAAGTAAGGTGCTTGCCGATAAAAGAGGTTCGCACCTACGAAGTAAGGTGCTTGCCTCAGCGCCTCCTCCCCCCCCCTAAATCGCCTTCGTGCCACTCCAAACTCTATCTCCAGTTGGAATAACTCGTTGATAACTAAATAACGCAGCCATACTCTCTGCCTGCTCCACAAGTACACGTTGCTCTGATTCTTTTACAGCCACATGTACTTTCAGATAAATATGACCATGGCCTCTAGACGAAGTTGGACCATCTCGTTTGGGCATACCACGACCAGGAATAATAACTTCCTCACCATTCTGGATACCGCGTGGTATCTCAAGTTGAATTGTACGGTCAGAACCAGACCCAGAGGGATGCCCCTCAATCCCAACATGGCATCCACATAGACTCTCTGTAAGGGAAATTGTTACAGTATTACGAAGGTTGTCGCCATCACGAACCCAACCATTCATATCATCAGCAGATTCAAGAATAATATGAAGATCTGAGCCGCGCTCATAGTCCAAACTATCACTTGCCTCATTCTCAAAATTAATAGTATCACCCGCCGCTGAACCAGGCGCAATCTTCACTTCAATATTCTTCTGTTGACGATTGAGACCCTGACCCTTACAATCGGAGCAAGGTTCCCCTCGCTGTTCACCCTTTCCTCCGCAATCACCACAAGGCCCTTGAGTCTGCATCATCATTCCTGGACCAATCATAACATGTTGAATACTTTGACCACTTCCACCACACTTATCGCATGTTTTTAGAACCTTTGAACCATCTCCCTTACAGGAGGTACAGAACTTCTCACGGTTAAGACCTATATTCAGTACACCGCCATGATAGAACTGTGTAAGACTTAGTGGAAGACGTTCAACACGTGGAGGAGCCTTTCCTGGGCGGCGGCGTCTTGGGCCGCTTCCACCGCCTCCACCGCCTCTTCCACCGCCAAACATGCCAAAGAGATCTGCCATATTCATACCAAATGGCATACCGCCACCACC